TGCACCTGTATATGCGCTTCATGATCTTGATATGAGAACGCTTTCATTGGCTTGCCGTTCAGAACATCCATGTTCTCTGATACAGGATCACGGGGCTTCCTCTCTCCAGTAAGAGGAATAATAGAATCTGCATCTTGAATTCCAAGAACATCAAGCATTTGCCTATGCAGTTCTGGCAAATCATACATTTGAGGGGCTTGTTGAGATAGCTGTAATGCAGCCTGATACTGCATAATGCGTTGACTCATCGTAGATGAGTTTGGATCGCTAACAGGGATGACATCTATACGATTATCAAAGTCCTCTACTTTTACAGCGTCATCCTCTGATTCGTACTCATAACCATCGTCTGCCCCATAATCATGAACAAGGTCAGAAACTAAAACAAACTCTCGCTTCATCGAAGCATGTAAACGAGCTTGAATTGCAGTCATAACCTTCATTGACCGTTCAATTAAAGCCAAGGTTGTGCCCACGGGAGCGTCCTGCTTCATGTCAGCAAGCTTTAAATCGGTCAAGGAAGCGAAACGCCTGCCTTCATCAACAAGCTCACCCAGCATCTGATGAAGTACGCCGCTTGGTTCTTTGTATGGAAGGAATGTGATATTATCCCTGATTGCTCCACCCGGAACATCAACATCCCTGAACTCACCCGGCATGATTGGACTATCGTCTCCCTTTATACGCAAACCGCGAGACTTTAGACCACCCGGAAGGTTAGAGAGTGTGCCAGCATCGACTAACTGACGAAGAATTGAAGTTGCGCTTTTAGCAATACCACCAATCAGATGAATAAGTCCGAAGCCATAAAACCCTAAACCGGGCATATATTGATAATGCACAAAGTGCATACGCTTCATTTTCTTATTATCATCTTCATACCAATTGCGGCGTATAGACAAAATCTTATTGCCAGACTTTAAAATAGTCACAACATACGGCAACGCTATCTCTGTCGGTTCTCCGCTATCGTCTCTATCTTCAAAGCCTTCCAGATCAAGATCAACATGCATTTCTAGAACAATGTGACGATTGTCATTGTCGCCTGCGCGGCTCTCGCCCTCTATTTCGTCATACTTCTCTTGAATATCAGTCTCATAGTTAGGAGCATTACCAATCTTTACATCTCTATACAAACCAGCGACTTGCAACTTCCTAATCTCATTAGAAGATTTACGCATAATATGCGTGTATCTTTCTGCTGACGGCAAATCAGAGCTTCCATAGCTAACTACAAAATCTTCGGCGGGTACGAACGTAGTGCAAATACGATCCATGCTGGCATCAAAGTAAACTTTTTTAAAGGCTGACCCAGCTAACGGCAGACTAAACAACAGTTGTTCCATCTCTGGACGATACTCTGTCATTTTTTCGGTCAAGAGGTAATTCATATAATCTCGAACGCGGTTTGCCTGTTCTTGTTTTTCGTTCGTAATCTTACCAACAACTTTAGTCTTGACGGGTCCAGACGCTGGAAACACCTCCATAATCGCTTGCGATTGAAAGCGTATCACTGCCTCTGTCAAGATAGGATGGTAAACTCCGCAAGCTCCGGGCCAAGGCGTGGTTCTGTCTTCGGCCTTTAAACCCAACAGGTCTAGGCCCTTAACATAAGCGTCTGCCCAATCAGAACGAGAGTTTTGATCCATCTCAAAGTCAGAAGAAAGTTCTGAAGCAAGACCCTGAAGCTCCTTATCATCCATTGCGTCAGCTAGATTTGCATCATGACCGCCCTCAAAAATGCCTTCGCCTTCAGGGCTAAAGTCAATCACAACACCACCATCATCTGTTGAAATCGCAACAGCCTCAGGATTAACAACAGCGACTTCCACCTCTTGGGCAGGGCTGTCGGGGTTCATTAATTCAATTTCACTCTCTTCAAGACGCTTTTCTACAGCCATCAGACTTTTCCTTGAGATGCTTCATTAACTTTAACATATTTTTTTCTTAAAAATCTTAAAAATTCCACACCGCTATCAACATCGTGGAAAACATTGATCATACCCGGATCGCTTTGATCTTTTTCTGGGTCTATAATAGTCAAAACTGCTGGCGATATATTCTGATCCGGCAAACCCAAGGCATTAGCATAATCGTCATGGATTTTATATGAAGCAACCCTTAGCGCATGAGATATGACGCCAGACAACGGGTTCTTTAAGATTTGGTATCCCGTTATGTGCTTATGACCAGCGATAACTATATGGTCAGTTACACCTCTTTGTATTGCCTTCGCTGGACCGTGCGCTGGATTATACTGAGAATGCCCCGGCCAGTCATGACGAGCGTTAATAATAGCTGAATTGCCATTAGGAAATCTTAACTCTATTCTAGCGCCGTGGGACTTATAAACCCCCATCTGATTTCTAACCATCCACTCAATAGGATCGCCATCACCAACCCACATATCGTGATTGCCGCCAATTATATATAACCAGTCAACACTGGTCATAAGCCATTCCACCAGTCTCCAACTTTCTGCTTCAGTAGTTGACTGATATGCGTGGAGGCGAGCGAGCCGTCCAACCCAGTGATTTGCCATGTCGCCAACATTAGCACCGAACAATCCCTCCGTACCGTTAATCAGGTCAATATGTTTCTGAAGAAGGTGGATGTCTGTTCCGGGGTCATCAACGTGATTGTCCCCCATGTGCAAAATTCCCACAGGGCCTTTGATTTTGACAAAGCACGGTATCAATGCGTTTGATTTTGTAGCCTTATCTCTTCTGTTGAATTCGCGTCTTCTTCTGGCAATGATATCATTAACGTCAGCTATATCGTCACCGATATCTTCTTTTCTTACAAAAAAAGGAGCATCTGTATCAAACTTTTCTATTAGCTCTAGCCTACGCCTTAGAATATATCGGAGCTTGCCAACTCCAATTCCAATATTCTTTGCGTACTGCGAATGGCCCATTCCACTTGCTACAAAAGACTGGTGGACTTCTTCGCACTGATCTAGAGAATATGGATTGTTTCTACTGTCAACCTGACAATTTTTCTGTAACTTATCTGATATACTCATTAGTAATAATCCGCCTTTGATCGGGGAATAAAATCCTCATCATCATCAGATGACATTCTTATGAAACCGCCCTGCCTAAACCTGAGTAATGCTTGAGTGCTACTGTCAACCAAGTCATCATGCTCTCCGACAGGAAACGCTGCGAATTCTTCTATAACCTCTTCTGCCCAAGAAGTTTGGGGCGTCCACACAACGCCAGAGGCAAAGAGATCACTAACAGCATTTACACGGGCTATCTTGTCGTTGCCTCTAGATGGAGTGAATTCCCCGATAGGCATCCCCATCTGACGCAACTCAAATATAAGCGGCATACCAGCCGCTTTGGCCTCTACAATACAGGCGTCTGGTTCCCATTCATTGTATGTTTTCATTGCAACACTTTTTAATTCTGGAAACTCCATTCTATCTTTGAATGCGTCTAAAAGAATTATGTTTGCGTTACCGCCTTCGTCTTCGTTAGGATAAAAAACACCCCACGTTGTGCAAGCTGAATAGTCAGCCCTTTCTGTTTTCAGAAAAGCTGTATCCCATGATTGTATTATAAACTCACAGTTAGGCGGTTCTTTTTCTTCCCACACACGCCACCAATCTCTTTTGATAATAGCGTTTTCTTCAGCAGTGGGGTCTTGTTGATATTGTGCTGACCACTTTGATGCAGGCAACTCAGCCTTTAGCTTCTCTAGTTCTGGCTGGGGCCAAAACTCAGGCCAAAGAGAATTCCCTGACGGCAGGATTGCAGGCAACTGGATAACCTTCCATTCATCACTGCCATCCCTTTGTTGAGAAGCTTTCAATATTTGACCAGCCAAATCTCGTTGATGCCACCGCGTCATAACGATCACAATCGCACCACCCGGTTGTAATCTCTGTCTAGGGCCTGATGTATACCACTCGTACACAGGGTCAAATACAGAGATATCAGAAGACCTAGCCTCTTGCTCACTGTGCGGATCATCAATGATTAAAAGATCAGCGCCCTTACCAGTAACAGCACCGCCAACACCAATAGCAAAATATTCACCATCTTTGTTGGTGCTCCATCGACCGGCAGCTTTCGAGTCTGATCTCAAAGATACGTCCTTGAACACCGACTTGAAGGTATCGTCTCCAACTAGGTTTCGCACTTTACGACCAAACCCTACGGCCAGTTCTGCTGTATGTGCGGTTTGGATAACTTTCTTTTCTGGATACCTGCCCAAGAACCAAGCGGGTAGAAGATACGAAGCAAACTCTGATTTGGTATGCCGTGGCGGCATATTAATAATTAATCTTTTTAACTTACCGTCACACACCTTTTCAAAGGCATCTGCCATGATCTCATGATGAGAGCCATGAATAAAAGCAGGCCACATTTCTTGTACAAACCTGAGGAAACTAGTTTGGGATGCTTCTCTTTTTGTCGCCACATCCAAGTCTTGTAGCAACTTCAATATTTCTTCTTGCTCCGCAGCAGGCAGAGTAGAAACCTTATTCAAGTAGCTTTCTAGCTGAACGTCCATATAACCCCATTCAAATTAGGAAAAGAGCGCCGAAGCGCCCTTTTCCCGGTGCGTAAAGGGGAACTTGCACGGGTATCGGTATTCCCGGCACCGGACCTAAATAATAGGTACATGCTATTTATAATAAACAATGACCACAAAATCAATATTTTGTATTTTGTTTGTTTTTTCTAACAATCAGCTTAATCCTTAAATCCTTCACCTTTTTTCCAATGATGCAGCCTGTGATAAAACACAGCCCACATTAATGAAAATAAAGTGTCTGATTTATATGTTCCGTCTTTTACTTTTAGTTCATACATTTTTATCTCACATGGTTTCATAGGGTGATTGTTAGTCAACTGATCTGAATAGGGTCATTGGTATCTCATAGGCAGCTTCGATGTCGCGAGGATCGTTTCTGTCTGTCCTGCCCCACGTTGTGGTTGTTATTTTGCCTCTCGAAATATAAGAGTTCATATCTCCACACCAATTGTCGAAAATTGAAAAGCCTTCGTCCGTCACTGGGCTATTAAGATAATTATCTATCTGATCAAATGGATTGCAAATAATCATACTGGTGACGGCATCGTTCCACTGAACGATCAACATCGATATCATATTGCGCTCGTAAGATGCACAAATGATGTTGTCGATTTTCTTTTTTGATATTTTATAGGTTGGAAAGCTATTTGATTTATATCTTCTTTGCTTGACCTCGATCAAAGCAATAGGGTCCCCCGGCTCATTTTCATCGCCACAAGTGAGAACATAATCGTAGCATGAAAAATTTGGAGACTTGATAGACCAGAAATCATTCTTCACAGGGCCTTCTGTTGCAAAATATACATCATCCAACAGGAACGTCTCAAAGTCAGTAAGAACGCTGGTCTCGTTATCTAGATCATTTTGCGTCTGATATATCGGCCTCATGCCTCATGCACCTCCATACAGGTATGGGATAGATTGCTCTAGCCTGACCTTTTTCTGTGTGAATAAATCCTCTTTTGGACAACGCCGACACGATAGCGTGTGCGTGAGATAATGTTGTTCCCTCAATGTCTGATATCTCTCGATATGAAGGAGAGTACTTATGCGTTTCCCAAAATTTTTCTATGAAATTCAGCACTTGCTGTTGTTTCTTCGTCAAAAAAACTATCCTCCAACTCTAACTTAAATATTGTTTTCCCAGTTGTTAATGCCCATTCAATCTCTTTTTGGACGCCGGGACTTTCTTCCCATCCAGCTAATGCGAGAATTGCAAAGACATCGCATTTTTTAAAAAATTCAAAATCCCTACGCAGCCACCAGCCAGAATCATGACTGCCACACATTTCTTCAATATGCATCCCGTAGACTATAGGCGAGAAGGCCCATATTCCGTTGTTGAGTAGCCATTCGGTAACAATGGCTGTCTGTGCAGCCCTTTCACGCCAAACCCACTCAGGGACCCCTTTATAGGGCTGGAATACCTTTTCTGATTTGAACGGAGATGCCAGATACACCAAATTGTCTTTACATGATGCAGCAAGAAGGAAGAATGTTTCAGTCTTCGATAGGTCCCGCGCAATTTCAATTGTGGTGAAATTCATATTGATGCTTCTTTCGGAATGCAGAATATATTTTCAACTTGCTTTTCGCCGTTGAATTTTGAAATTGCAAAAAGAGATAGCTCAAGGGCGTTTTCTTTGACGTAAACCAAACAATCATTCTTCGTTTCAAAATAGAATGGCTTGTCGTACCTCATGGAAATTTCAACCGCATCGTGACCATCGACAGAAAATGTGGTCATGATGACAATGATCACCCACTTCATCTGCCTTGACCTATGTACTTCTTCCAATCTCTGCGTTTGTGTTTGTTCAGAGGTCTGCTGAATGTGGAGGAGCCGATAGAGGTTTTCTTATCCCGACTAAACTCGTACTTGTGTTCAACTTTTTTTGGCAAAGCATTTCCCCGAACAAATTTGTAACGCACAAACCCTTATACTAGTACTACTAGAACTTAGTCTAGACTAAAAATATAATATATAGGCTAGACTAGCTATAGACTAGAACTAGAATCTATGCTAGAACTAGCCTAGTTAGTTTGGTCAAACAGAGTTTTTCGATGTTTCCTCCCTGTGCTGATACCTATAACAGCACAAACTAGCTAGGCCAGCACACCTATCGCTAGAGAAGCTGGTCTAGCATTTTTTTTTAGAGAAAATGGGCAAAAGATCAAATTTTGATAGGGTAGAAAGAGATTTTTATCCGACGCCGTACAAGGCAGTAACCCCCCTAATACCGCATATAGCGGATATCACACGGTACGAAGAGCCATGTGCAGGCAATGGAGCACTAATAAGCTACCTTACGAAACATGGTAAGGTGTGTGGCAGAGCTTCCGATATAGAACCAAAGAACGCATACATCAAAACAGGTGATGCAACCCACCAGTATTCTTGTCTAGGTCAGGCTTTTATCACGAACCCACCTTGGTCAAGAGACATACTCCATAAAATTATAGTAAGGCTATCGAGTATCGCACCAACTTATCTGCTGTTCGATGCAGACTGGATGCACACCAAGCAAAGCGCAGAGTATATGCACCTATGCAAGAAGGTTATTAGCGTAGGAAGAGTGAAGTGGATCGAAAATTCACCCAATACAGGCAAAGATAACTGTGCATGGTACCAATTTGATAAGAATTACACGGGTAAAACTGTGTTTGTGGGCCAGAATGGTACCTAAATGGGGGTAGTACCCCATGTTCATGAAAATGGTGTTATTATCTGTGTGGAATAGTGTGTATACCCGGCACCCTCGCGATAACTTATAGGGTCCCCCCGCCCCTCACCCCCCAGCGCTGTCAGATAGTGTGGCTATAAGGGGTACCCCCCTGTCGATTTTCTGTGAGAGAGAGGCAGGTGGGTAGGGTTATTTTTAACCTGAGGCAGTGAGCAACGCAGTCAACTTATCCTGTAGCTCGCGGCGCAGTTCTTCCGGCGAGCGGTCACCGTTGTCTGTCTCTATGCGTTCGACGAACAAGCCCACATCGTGGGTCTTACCCAATAGCTCCAGCGCACGGACACGGGCCGAGTCACTCTCGGCATTCACTGCTTCATGTTCGAGCCGTTCAAGAACGAGCCGCCGTCGCGAGAGTGCGGAGGCTGATGCAGCACGCTCAATGCTCGCATGATGGGCATGTAGTCTCCGGCTGATCTCCGGGTGCGCTGCAAGTCGCCACGCTTCTGTATCGATAGCGCTACGCTTCATCCCCTTCGCATTGTAAGCGTTGCAATACGCCTCATATTGAGACTGCCCTCGTATCAATCCTGAAAGGAACCGCTCCTGCTTTGCTGTTAGCTTGCGCTTTGCTTGCTTCGGCTTCTCACCGTCCGCGTCCTTGCCACCTTCCACCAGTGTGAGAGTTGGCGCATCGTCGGCCTGATTCTTGTCGTCTGACATGGTTCTACCTCTAAAATGCCCCTCTGAGGGGCCTTTGGCTTTTCGGGTACTCTGACCCATAAAATGGGCTAAGGCGATTTGTTCCCTTTACGTTCTCATTTACAGGTTAATCTTAACCCTGCGAATCAGGCCCGGAATGTGTTAATTCAGGCGCGTTATGATCTGAATTAATTTCGTCGCCGTCACTCATATCCGCACCTCAATTAATATTAACCCGTCAAATGTACAGTCACTGCGGGTTCCAAGCAATGTGCAATAATATGCATTGAATGTGCAATTAATGTGTTGACTGTCCCATACCCATTCCGATATACAATGTTCATGCGCCCTCGCGAGGCCCAAACAACGCGCACCACTGAGGCGGGAAAAACTCCCTAGCCCAGTCCCCCGGAGGCAAAGGCCACTGGATACCCACAGAGAGGTGGGGGTCGCCGGGAAAGACAGGCAGGCAAGAACCTAGATGGCTAAAGCCACTGCTCTCAACCCCAAGGGGCCGAAATAAAGACACCGTTACAGCAGGCGTGGGGCAAAAAGTGTCCGGTACTGTTGCTGTACCGCTGATGAGGCCAAGCATGGCCGAAACACAATATTCAAACCATGAGGTGATAACCATGACTAACCCATTTTTCTCCGCTGCTAAAACTGAACTCGCTACCGCCGCCGAGGGCGAAAAAACAATCAACGACACTCGCAGCAAGGTCGAAACCTGTAAGGTCTACTCGATTGCCTACCTGTCAGTTTACGCACTAGACGGTGGCCTAAAGGCCATCGACCTCCGCAAGAAATTAGAGGCCGCTGGTCAGAAGGAAGCCAAGGCCAAAATCTTGGCTGAGAATGCTGTCAAGTTCCATCAGCATCCAGAGTTTCAGGCCACCGTCGAACGTGCCGGCACAGAGGTTGGCGAAGACTGGAGCGACACCGGGGCCTACTCTCAGGAGATCAAGGCGGTCCTCGACACTCTTGAAATCACCACTCAGAGCAAGCTGATTGCCTTGCTCAACCCCAAGGAAGAACTGACTGCCGCTCAAGAGCTTGCGGTCGCTGCACTGAAGGCATCCGGCGTTCGTAAAAACAAGATCAAGATCAAGGCGAGGTCTGTGGTCTCTGGCACCGACGCAGACAAAGAAGCTGCCAAGCTACTGCTTGATGCGGTCAAGTTGGTTTATCCTGACGTACTAAAATAGTGGTTTTATCAGACGGCATCCGCAACCTGCGGGTGCCGCCGAATAAGCCCATCATTTCAAGTTAATTTTAACTCAACGAGGTGACTATGACTGAGTATCGACAACCTGACGGCGTCAGCAATCGCCTACCAATATGCGGCCCAACGAGCGTGGCCGTGCTGGCTGGCGTAAGCTTGCGCCAGTCTATGGCGAATATCCGCAATCTCTGCGGCTATGGACCTAAGTGGAAGGGTGGCACCAAGAACCCGCGCTTCGGCAGTGTTCGAGACCCGCATGGCGGGGACCTCTTTAGGGCGCTTAACCATGCTGGCCTAAACCCGTGTATCGATCCCGACATCAACGAGCGGCTTCAGCGCTGCACGTTCCAGAATGCAGTGAAGGCCCTGCCAAAATCAGGCGCTTACCTACTCATTACCGGCGGCCATGCACAGGCATATGTGGATGGCTTGGTGTTTGACCAATCGACCAAACCTGAGGGCGATACCCCGGAGGAGTACTGGGGCCGTCGGAAGAAGGTGTTCCTTGTTGTCACGGTTGACCGCAAGGGTGCCAGCGCGCCGCAATCCGAAGCCGACGATATCGTCTCGCGATGGAAGGCGTACAATCAAATATTATCAAGTTAATTTTAACTTTACGAGGTGACCCATGCTCTACACAGTACATCAGATTAATCTCACCCGTGACGACATTGACGCAATCAACGCGGGGGGTGAAACCCCAGAGTCCCATTATCGGTATGCCCATACGAAATTCGATCCGACACCGGATCGTGTCGCCGCCGCTTGGAATGCCGGGGATTACGCACCAGCGTGTCGCATTGAAGCTGGCAGTCTCGACGGCGTCTTCGAGGTCGGTAACATCGGCCCCGAAGAATCAATCGAACGGCTAGGCGTGATGCACTCGATCAGTGTCGGCGATGTTGTCGAGGGTCCTGACGGCAATCGGCATTTTGTGACAGAAGAAGGCTTTGAGGAGTGCTGACCCCACCGGGGGAGGGTTCAGGCCCTCCCCAAACAAGGAGAAAATTGATTATAATAATCCCGCCGGATATGACGGTGCCTACGCGCCGAAGGGATACGAGCAAGCCGGAGAATGTCCGCTGGCTGCTTCGTAATCTCGCAGTGCGAAACTCTAAGCATCCTAGATTTGATGATGTTTTTGAGGCGCTGAAATCGCAAATATTTACAGGTTAATTTTAACTCAACGAGGTGACCAATGATTTACGATATAATCCGCTTCAATTTTGATGGAAGCAAGCGCACCATGTTTCGCGGCTTGTCGCTGGAAGAAGCGCAAGCGCATTGCCAAGACCCTCAAACAAGCTCAGCCACATGCACCGCGACCAGCGGTAAGCGTACCAAAGCGATAGTCCTTAGACATAACCGTAACCCTTGGTTTCATGGGTATGTAGGCGGAAACCCGTGAAGAATAAAAAGCGCAACCTGAACGATAACAATTATCTTGATGGAATCATTGCGGAAACCCTTGGCTTGCCAATCGAAATGATCTCGGAAATCCCGCCGAATATCATGGAGTTAAGCCGTCAACATTTCTGGGATCAAATCAAGAGCGCAAACCTCTATACGCCTAGCCCTACAGTAACCGCTATCTGGAAATCCAAGCGTAAGGCACTGAAGAAGCTTCCCGGATTATTTAGGGACCGTGATAGTTGATTGACAAACGAATTAATTTTAACCCGCCAGCAAGGAGAAAACTAATGCCTAATGTTTTTGGTAATGATTATCAACGCTTAGTCGAGATTGAGCGAGACGGTATCCGTCTGTCGCAAAAATATCGCTGGGATATAGACGATATTGTCAACGTGTTTGCAGCAGCATTAGAAGACGCCAATGCTCACACACTGCGGTCAAAAATAGTCGATATTTACAAGGCAGAATGTTTAGCCGAGGACAATCTGCCCAACCCATTTGGTGAGGAGGCGACACAATGAAAACGCTAAACGTGATTAACTTAGGATTGTCTGTAGGAATGACATGCTCAATTCCTTTTATTGTCGCATTCGGACCATCACCACTAGATCAAACCCAGTTTGCTTTCATCGTGACGATGGCAGGGGCTGCTCCGGTCATCGCGCTGGCAAGCTTTCTGACGCTATCTGATTAAGTTAATATTAACCTGTAAACTTTTACAGCATGAGGAGATGATTATGACTCACGTTAAACCTTCACAATTGGTTGAGGCGTTATGCCTCAGTCTTCCCTATTCACCCGCAATGATCTGGGGCGCTCCCGGCGTGGGCAAGTCCCAGATAATTCAGGGCGGCATTGCCAAGATATTCGGCGCTGCTTCCAAAGGGCGCAACGTCCCTGATGGTGCGGAGCCTGCTCTTTTCGAGCGGCGCATCAACGATTATGACATTCTCGATTTCGCCGGGTTGCCGGTAGTCGTGGATGGCGTACAGCGCCGCGCCTTACCAGACATCTGGCCGGGCGTTGGATCGAGTGATCCAGTCTATGGCGTCCTGTTTTTGGACGAGTTCCCGCAGGGTGCGCGGGAAAAACAAACCGCAGTCCAGCGCTTGCTGGATGAAGGTCGCATTGGCGACTATGTGTTGCCGGGGCATCCCAAGGCTGACCCCAACTGCAAGCGAGGTCTTGTTGTTGTGGTGCTGGCTGGCAACCGCCAGTCTGACCGCGCCAACTCGCACGGCATGGGTAGCCAGACCGGCTCTCGGCTGGTTCATTTCACGCTGGCTCCAGACGTTGGGGATTGGCTTGACTGGGCAGCTACAGCGGATATTGACCCGCTGGTAACTGCCTTCGTAAAGCAGATGCCTGAGTATCTGTACAAGCTTGATCCGACAGTGAAGTCGGACACGCCAACGGGCGCAACGCCACGGACACTTGCCAAGCTATCCGAGGCGGTCAAGCTGGCACCATCTCCTGCACTGGAGACGGCGGTGTATTCCGGCATTGTTGGTGAGGAGTGTGCGCGTTCATTCCTAGCACTGTGCCACGCTGCACGGGGCATCAATATCGACGAGGCTCTGACCTCTCCTGAGACCTGCCCGGTGCCTATTGATGCGGGCCACCAGTTTGCGGCTGCGTCTCTGCTGATACGCAGGGCCAACGCTGAGAACTTCGCCAACGTGGTGACTTTCGTTGAACGTGCTGGCTGGACATCTCCAGAGATCGGGGTGTTCACCGTCGAGGCAATCAAGCGGCGGGTTCCGTTGATCGCTGAGACTGCAACCTATCGCGACTTTGCCCTACGCTGGGCAGACATTCGTTCCTAGTAGGGGGGGGGGCTTAGGCCCTTCCCTTTTTTCTTTCAGGTTAAAATTAACCTGACAATCTTTACATCATGAGGAGTTGTTATGACTAAATTATCAGAGAAAGCTGTACTCGTTAAGGTTCACGGCAAGACTTGGCGCGGCGTTGTCAAGGACAAGGAAGCCACGCAGACTGCGGCGGCTAACTTCAACACTACCGACAAGTGGGTGACGTTGAGCAAGCGGCTGGTTGATCCTGCTATCCTGCAACAGCCTAAGAAAATTTTGGGTGCAGCCCGAAACTATCTCCGGGGCAATAGCGCAGGTGCGCTCGACGGCAACCGCATACCCGGTGGCCTCCCTGCTTGGGATGACAATGGCAAGCATATCTTGCCAAATGCTCTGAACGAGCAGGTCCTTCGCAATCTGGGGGAGTTCCAGTCTCAATTCGAGAAGGCAGTGAATGATCTGTCGAGGGTGCTGCCTGATGCTATCGAACAGGCTCGTCGGGAAAACCCGGACCTGTTCAAGGACGGCGACTACCACGGTGATGCCTCCTCGATTATTGCAGAGCATTACGAAATCGGCAGGGAGCTTGATATCATACCCGACGCAGGTGATATCCGCGTATCTGCCAGTGCGGAGTTCGTTGCCGCTCTCAGGGGCGAGGTTGAGGACCGCGCCAACAAGCGGCTCAACGAGGTCGCAGAGCATACCCGCTCTGCGATTATCAGCACAATCCGCCACTTCGCGGATAGCCTTTCCGACTATGACCCGGAAAACAAACGTGCAACCGCGTTCCGCGACTCGACAGTGGACAAGGTGCGGGAGTTAATCCCGGTAGCACGGGCGCTGAACATTGACGGGGATGCGAGAGTAGACAATGCCCTCACAGACATCGTCAGGGTGCTGGGCAATCGCTCTGCTGCGTCACTGCGTGAGGACGCGATTGATAGGCAGCACGTTGCTGCCGAGGCCACCAAGCTGGCCGACAATCTTGTTTCAATCTTTAACTAGGAGGTGACTATGTATCAATCCATCACTGATCCAGAATACGGGCGCTTGGTTCGCGCTCGTTCTCGCCTTGGCAGCAAGGCACCGGGCTATGCTGGTATTGTGTTTGGCTTGCCGTTGATCGAGACCACATTGACCGACACGATGGCGACTGACGGCACCAGTATGTTCTGGAACCGCGCTTTCGTTCAGTCGGTCCCCGATGCGGAGCTTGAGGCAGTTGTTCTGCATGAGGGGCTCCATGTTACCCTGATGCATCACCTGTTACGCGGTGATATCAACCCTGACCTGTGGAATCAGGCTTGTGACTACGCAATAAATATTATTGTGGCAGATGCAGGATTGAAGCTGCCCGACTCGGCATTGTTCGACACCAAATATCGTGGGTTATCTGCGAAGCAGATTGCCAAGTTGCTGGGCGATGATCAGCAGCAGCAGCAGAGCCAGCCTCAAGATGCTCAAGGTGATGACGGGAAGCCATCTGGCGCACCATCAAACCCCGATCATGCTGGGGAGATATGGGATGCCACCGACGAAGACGGTGAGCGCCTGTCGGGTGATGACTTGGAAGATGCTGCTGAGGCGGTGCGGCGTGACATCATCGTTGCTGCCGAAGTCGAGAAGGTGACAGGTTCCGGCACGATCAACATCAGTGATGGCGTCCTTGATGCCGCCAAGGCTGCAAGTGTTGACTGGCGGGAAGCATTAGCTGACTTCCTGTCGAAAGCGTTTGGCAGTGAGCCGACATTGGCGCGGCCTAATCGTCGCTTCATTGGGGGCGGTGACTACTTCCCCTCAACTGAGGGCGTAGGTGGCGGTGACTTGGTGTTCGCTATCGATACCAGCGGCAGCGTCTCATCTCAAGAAGCCCAGCGATTTGCCGATGAGATCGATAGCTTGCGCGATGTTATCAAGCCTGACCGTGTTGTGGTTATCTACTGCGATGCTCGTATCCAGCGCACTGCTGGGGGCGATCTTTATGATGAGTTCCTCGACCACAATGATATCGAGATTGAGAACAAGTCAGGCGGCGGCACTCGTTTCGAGCCGCCGTTCAAGCTGTGTCAACAGGAGGGCATTGATCCTGCCGCACTGATCTACTTCACAGACGGCTATGCCAGCCTGTCTAGGGAGGTGCAGCAGGAGACGGGCTTCCCGGTACTTTGGGCATCAACAGGCGTTGATCCAAGGACGCACACTGATCCCTTCGGGGACTTTGTGAAAGTGGAGATGTAGGGGGCACCCCCCCCTCACCTCTACAAGTTAAAATTAACCTGACAATATTAAAGGAGGAAAGGGAATAACGATGAAAAACAATACTAAAATATGCCCAGAATGCAACGGTAATGGATTTGTAGACGTTACTATTTTTGACACGTTGGCTGCTGGGCTTCCTAACCATCCCCGTGAAGTAAGGCAATGCGAAAACTGCAATTCAAGTGGGGAGGTGAGAGATGACTAAGTTCCAGAAGTGCCGCAACTGCGGTGGGCTGGATGAGCTGCTGATGACTATTGGCGGTAAACAGCAATGGTTCTGCGCTGATTGCGGAACTGAACGGGAGGTCAATGACTTTGATCTCGATACCCCTAGGACAATAGCAATAGATAGGTTTGGAGAGTGACATGGAGTGGCATATATGGTACTTAGTGAGTGCAATATGTTCGTTTGTGTGTGTGATATGCCTACTGCCGGTGGCAGTCAGGCAAGCACGATGCTGGCGACAAATTGCGGCTAATGTTATTGGGTTGGTCTTAACGGTACCTCTAATGACATTAACTTTAACTGCAACAGTGTATTTGGTATCGAAATGACAAGTGAACTCATGCTCATGCATCGGATGCAGCGCGGCGATGCCACGTTCGATGATCACATTAACTTGGCTCAGTCTCTCATCTCAAGAGGCTGGGCAGAGAGAATGCCGCCGGATTGGGCTACCGAGGCATTTAGTTTCGCAACAGTCCTTACTGAAACAACAAAGGAGAGAGGTGAAGATGTCATGCAGGACGTTAGTATCAAAATCAAATACGATCAGGACGAAATTGCGTCTGTTGAAATCAACGGAAAATGCAAAATATCTGTCAGCGATTCAGAAGGAGAGCAGGTCTATGAAACAACAAAGGCCATATTCTCCTCCTCTGATTGTCGAGAGGACGCCTTATGAATCGCAGGTAGATTTGCTCTTCAAGGCTAGTCACAAAGCTAACTGCGAAGAATTCAAAAGATTGTTTTTTATTAAGGCAAGGGAACTTGTCAGAAAGAGGATTTACGATGGCTATGAAAAGAATTCACATCAACTTACCAGACGAAGTGCATGAATCACTTAAAAAAATGTGCAACAAAGAATGTCGAAATGTTTCGGCGCAGGTTCAGTTTCTTATAAAAAACGCGGAGCTAAAGTATGACAGAGAGAACCCAGCCGCTGGCTCTGAGCTTGTTGGTTTGACCACATAATCATAACGTCCCGGTGGCTGCTGGGTAGTCGCAGAGGCGCTGCGATAAAGAAGTGGATTAGCTGGTGAATTAGCACCATTAGCGAAGCCGCAAACGCGCCCGGTCCATGTGAGGTTTAAATCATGGCGGCTCTGAGTAGTCGATAGGGGGTCTTGTGGAGAAGAAATTCTGAGAAACAAGGCCCCCGCTCCTTAATAAATGGAGACGATTGATGTATAGTTACAGGCATTCACCAAGGGAGAATGACGATAGTGAGACAAGGCGCTCGACCAACGCACATCACAGTTGCAAAGTGTGCTCTGGCACCGGGCGTGATCTTTTGATTACACACATAGACGCTTGCCCTATTTGCACAAGACTAGCCGAAGATCACTACCAGAGATTGAGGCAATAGAAGAGAGCAACACAAGTGAGCACGATAGGTATTTTATTTTTTGGGTTTGTGATCGTATCATATTTTGTTGGTATGTGGGTGGGCACAAAGATTGCTAGACCCAAAACTATTGCCCCCACACCAGAGAACAAAGCCACAAAAAAGAAATTGCAAAGTAGAATGGGACTACCCTCACGCAGAGGGTAGCTACCCTAATCCTTCATCCAATCGTTGTCCCACACATCAGGGATTTCAGAATAGGTGCCAGTCACCACATCGTATTGCAATTCTGACATACCCTGCTTCCCCAAATGTTTAAAGCGAACTTTCCAAACGTGGATTTCGACGCGCTCTGTGTCGAAGTTACGATGCACAGTGAACCCAATATCAGCTTTAGCAAACCAACTAGCTGACGCGGAGATGTCGTAACCCTTAGGCACGGGATAGTTGCCATCTGTCTGGCGATATAATTTCGCCGGGTGCGCTATGAAAAACACCGCGACATCATGCGCTGCTGCCCAGTTTCTAACCTTAGTCAGCATCTCGCTGATCAGATTGGTTTCGGATTTCGACCCGACGTTCATCTCCATATAATTGTACGGGTCAATGGTTAATGTCCTGACCCCCATCCGAGATACAGCAGCAGACGCCCTCTCCAAGATATCATCTATTGTGGCAGTCGTACCGTCGCTCTGCTCCATAAAAATAAAATGCTCCTTGAGCCAATCAAGCGCACCCTCCATTTCCTCCTCAGACATTCGAGGGCTTGGCCCGTTATGAAATGGCTTGCCCAGCGTCTTCTCCAAGAACTTACTGATGTGCATATGTGGTGGGTTTTCGAAAGAGCAGACTGCGTGTTTCCAATCGTATGTGCGGGCGAGATTAAATAATAATTGATCAACAAACTCTGACTTGCCCATGCTAGGCACCCCGGTGATCACATGCACCATGCCAGATTTGATCGTGAACAGCTCATCTATATTCGCCAAGCCGGTCGTCAGGCCCTTACCTGCGCCATTCTCATATAGGTTACGCACTTGATCAGCATAATGTTCTGCATCAAACAGGCCAGCAATAGGCCATCCTTCCGCTGCATCTATAATATTACAGAGTGTAGCCTTGCCATGCTTTAACAAGACATCATTCGCGTCTTTACAATCTTCGGGAAAATTAACTGTAAAGCATTTGGATTTACCGATACGCCTTGCCAGTTCTTCAGCAAGCGCCTTGCCCGGTCCATCTCTGTCCACGGCTATGACAATTTTATCGCACTCTTTCAAAGCATCATTCGCGTTCCAGACGTAGCTGAACTTGCGATCTTCAGACGGGTCAACCGATCCATCTGACGCCTTCAGCGGTGCGCCGTTTGGAACTGATATAGCGTTCTTAACGCCAGCTTCCCTTAGCGAAAGCGCATCTATTTCCCCTTCAACAATCACTATCGGGTCTTCAGGTTTTACCCGCTCTATACCGTAAAACGAAGAGGCGCTGCCCTCCTGTATGAAATCCTTGATCTCTATGCCACGATATTTGACTGCGTAAATATTATCTGAGACAGGATCGACGTATGGAAAGCCGCAACATAGCTCCTCTTTGCCAGCTTTTCTCAACCATTTGCTGGCAGACAATACGCGCCCAGAGGATATCACCTCCTCAGACAAGCCACGCTTCTTCAGGTAAGTGACGGCAGCGTCTTCGATCTTCTCAACAGGCGGCTTAAATTTCACAATATTATCTTGCTTTTCTTCCCTCATTGTTCCCCCATTTTCTCCGCAATGATGGCAAAGCCACCGGACATCCTTATCGATTACTTTTATCGAAAGGCATTGCTGACGTTGGCTTGACCGCTTGCGTGTATGGCTACAGGCTGGACAGGTATGCCTGTATTGGCCGTCAGGTTTGTTACCAAATAACGCACGGATTTCGTCTGAGATATCGCTTTTCACTAGTCACCTCTTAGTCACCTCTCCATCGGAGATATCAGGAATCACTCAGTCTTGCAACCTTGATAATTGTATGTGGGTTCTCTTTGTCCAGACCATGCAAGATAATTTTTGCCTTAATCTGCCGATCATTCTTGATCACATAGTCTTGCAACAGGTCCATAATTAAACTCTCATCTAGGTCAGGACGGCGACTAGCATAAAAGATATGGCAAGCTAGGATAACATCGTCTGTTACCAAAGGCTCTAACACCGGGCATTGCCCTCGAAATATCTTCTCGTAGCCACGCGCCTTGTCAGACTTAATTACTGCTGGCCGGTTCCCAAACTTAACTAATTTTCTTGAGTTTGATTTGCTTGCCGGTTCCCCAATTATAGTACATTCAAAAAACCAGTTAAATTTTTTACCAAAATCATCTAAATTATCTATTGCCATTACACACCTAATTATTTAAGGTCCGCCATTCATGAGGTACACAAACAAAAATGACTTACCTGAGCCTGTCGTTAAAGCTCTGACAGAGTTCGAGGGTTCACCGGAAAGGATCGATGGTATTCGCGTTACCACGCTTATCGATTCTCCCAGAATTTCACAATTGAGGCAAGAGCACTCACATAATATTACGGAGGATGTTAGCGAGTTAGTTTATCGCGTCATGGGCACTGCGATACATAAGGTTTTTGAGAATGCCAGCAGCAATTCATATGTTGCTGAAGAGAGGTTGTCTCATACGGTAGATGGCACCCTTATATCGGGCGCTATCGATCTTCAGTATGAGGACGATGGAGTTGTTGATCTCAAGGACTTTAAAAGCACAAGCGTCTATAAGGTCATGCAAGACGGACACCCCGACTGGGAGAAACAACTTAATGTATATGCATTTCTGGTGCGGCACTCCAAGGGGTTAAAGGTTAGATCGTTAAGCGTTATTGGTGTGTTAAGGGACTGGCGGAAGGCTGACTCAGAGAGAAGGGCCGGGTATCCATCAGCGCCTATTTTGGAGCTTAATGTTCCGCTTTGGTCAGAGGAAGAGCAGGATGAATTTGTGAGAGAACGTATCCGGCTTCACCGCGTAGCGGAGCTTGAGAAGGAATTTTCTGGACTGCCGGAATGCACAGATGAGGAGAGATGGACGAGGCCCGGTAAGTGGGCTGTGTACAAAGGCAAGAACAAGCGCGCTCTAAGACTATTTGATACAAAGGAAGAGGCAGAAGCCCTCGCAAACGAAACGGACGATAGGAGGATTGAAGAAAGAAAGTCTGAGTATGTTCGTTGTTCTAATAATTATTGTCGAGTTAACGAATGGTGTGAGCAATGGTTAGATTAATATTCTTAATAGGTGCGTGTATCATTTTCAGCGGGTGCGTACATATAGTGGTGCCTTCAGCTTTATCTCATATCGTGACCCATTCTAGGTTTGAACGGCTAGGAGAGAGACTAGACAAGCTGGAAGGTAAAAAAGAAGAGCAGCAAGGGGGACGGAGAGAGGAGCAGAAAGAAGAACAGGCACAGCAACTCGTTTATGTGCCATCGATATTTCAGAAATAGATTTATAACAGAAGAAGGTGACAAAAGATGACGACAAAAAAGAACACTTGGCAGACGCTAAGTAAGATTGACTGCACAGAACATGCCGAGAATAAAAACGGGCTAACTTACCTATCTTGGGCATGGGCATGGGGGATTCTGAAAGAGAACTTTCCTGATGCTACTTTCGAGAAACACTATTTTGATGGTGTTCCTTACACGGCGGACACTAGTGGTTTTGCTTTTGTAAAGGTGACGGTGACGGTTGATGGCAATGATCAGACAGAGACATTGCCTGTCTTGGACTACCGCAACAAAGCGGTAAAAAATCCAGACGCTTTCGCGGTCAATACTTCTTTGCAGAGGTGCTTGACCAAAGCTATCTCATACCACGGGCTAGGCCATTACATCTATGCTGGTGAAGATTTGCCGCCTAGTGATGGAGACGAGGCCCCCAAGGAAGTGTCTAAGGAAGAGCCTAAAGAAGCGCCTAAGAAAGTTAAGGATCAACCTAAGGCAGCAAAGCCTCAGGTTAAAATTAACCCAGCCAATGTTAAGTTAGAGGAGTTCCGCTCTCAATTCCTAGACCATCACGCAGATATTGTTGAGATGGATGAGGATGCGAAGCTTGCCGACATAACGGAAAGTGACAGCTTTGATGTGGTTCTCAAAGTGTTTGAGACATTCATGCCTCGCATCCACGATAAGTGGGGATCAGGGCCAGAGGAAGGATACAGCGGTGAAGATATGTACGAGAACAATGATGATTGCGTAAAGGCAATCGAAGGTTTCTACCTAAAGAACAAAAAGGTGGTTTCAATGCTGTCCTCAGATGCGCCATCTTATCATAAGCAGGTAATGGGTATATTTAAGGCGGCTAAAGGAGCAGCCCAAAAGGGTGAGCAGTATGAAGGAGTAGCAGCATAATGAAGGCAAACTTTGGTGGCGGTAACTTCTTTCGCAATAAGCGGAAGATAGAAACCATGAACGTCCGGTTGGACTTTGCAAGTAACCACAACCCTAAACAACCCGACTTCTCAGGCGATATTGAGATCACAAAGGATTGCGTGAAGTTCCTTATGGAGGCTTTTAAGAATCGGGAAACTGATCGTAGTAAACGCCGCCAAACTGAGGGGCAGGAGATCGTTAAGCTAGAGGTTGGTGGTCGCGTGTGGGAAAGCCGCAGCGGCGATCAGTACTTCTCTATGTGGCTCCAAGAGCCATACAAGAAACCAGAGCCCCAGCAAGGCCCAGCAGATGAAGTTGAGCTTGATGACGAGATACCGTTCTAAGAAATGGTTAGCGCGTGTCAGGGAAGAGCCGTGCCTAATATGCGGCTCTCCCTACACCGTAGCCCATCATGTAATGTTTACGGCACCCGCCGCCATGTCTCTTAAAGTACCGGACGATAAGACCGTCCCTTTATGTACTCCTCATCACATGGAGCTTCATATGGATGGTAACGAAAGACGGTGGTGGGCCAAGCAAGGAGTTGATCCAGAAGAATGGATATCGAAGTTCGAGAGCGAAGTTACGGATTTGAAGCGGTAAAGACCGCGCTTCGCCAAACAAAGGACGGGATTGCAGTAACAATCGTTGTCCACCCAAATGATGTCCCCTCTGATCTTATGAGTGATCCGATTGGTTCGCGGTATATGATCGGGATGGCGCGATTGGACGAGCAAGAACAGATTATTGAGCCTGAAAGCGTGAAGGAAGGTAGAAAACTATCTAATCAAGCTGGGATGTTTTGCAGAGATCAAGTGTTTCAACAGTGGTTAGTAGACGCAGATTTGTCTTTTGCTGTAGATGAAGAGAGCGCAATCGCCGCAGTGAGAGAGTTTTGCGTTATAGATAGCAGATCAGAGCTTAAATCTAACATCGAGGCACAAACAATGTGGATAGCGCTGTTAGCCCGGTTTGAATCGAGGGGGGAATAATGCACGACGACAAAAAAATAATTCTTGAAGAGGCCACAGACAAAGTCTGCGGAGATCGGCATGATGATTATGGGGACGCCACACTGAACCACACGCGGATTGCAGCGTTGTGGAATGTCTGGATCACCAATCGAAGATGGGCCGGTAACCCCTTAACAGCATACGATGTTGCAATGATGATGAACTTAACTAAATTTGCACGGTGTATGAATAAACCTAAGCACGATTCTCATGTTGACATTGCGGGATATGCAGCGGTTGCGAATGATATTTACGAAACCATAGTTGGAGTAAAGGTTGATGGCGGGACGGAAAAACAGACCAAGACGGATGGATGAGGTTTCAAGGACTTGGAACATTGTTTTTCCTGTCAGGCTAATAGAGAAGATAAAGGCCAAGGCCGCTGAAAGGAGCATAACGGCTGCATCTTTGGTGAGGGAAGAGTTAGACGCTCCTAGCGAGACCAACAGTAGCGGCTTAAAGGAAAAGATATTTGCGATAATTCGCAAGGAATTTACTTTCCCGAAGTACGCTAACGGCAAAACCTTGGGTGATACGATTGTTGATAAGGTGGAAAAGGGACTTTAAAAAGAAGGAGAGCGGGTGACTAATCCGCTCTCCTACAACACGAGGTGACCGCAGCTATAAGATGATAAAAGCGGCAAGCCAAGGATATCACAACGAATCAGCGGAGAGCAACCCGTGATAGTATCTTTATCTTATA